CGCCGTGGCCGTGCCCTCATCGCCCGCCGTGGCCGTGCCCTCATCGCCCGCCGTGGCCGTGCCCTTGAAGCCCGCCGTGGCCGTGCCCTCATCGCCCGCCGTGGCCGTGCCCTTGAAGCCCGCCGTGGCCGTGCCCTTGAAGCCCGCCGTGGCCGTGCCGCCGATAATGGCCATTCCGTCGCAACCGTTCGCAACCAGGAATTCAGTCGCGCCTTTACGGTCGCCGCAGAAAACAACATCGCCTTTCGGAAACTTCACCTTACCAACCAAATCGCGCACGTCCGATTTAAGCACGCGCACAACAAGCCATTTAGCATCAACATCCCATTTGCCAAGCGACCCATCGCCTTCGCCGTTAAGCCAACCGTGCAAGCCGCGTCCGCAGTCGCCATCATCGCGCCAATCGGGAGCTTCGACACGTCCGCTCTCGGGCCACTTGAAATTGTTGTAACTAGTCATATCGGCGTTGCAGGTGCGAAGAATCAAGACCGTTTCATTTTCCATTTTCGCCTCAAAATTATTGCGCTATCGAAATAACCCCGGACACCGGCAATCGCCGGGCCGGGGCGTCCTTTCGGACCTGTTCACATCAGAACGGCAGCAGCTTTCCCGCCGCCGAATCGGCGTTGATCGCCGTGAGCACGCTCGCCCAATCGTCGCCCGTCATCGCGTCCTGGGTTTTTCCGGTCGCATCCGTGTAGCCCCACCAGATCGTTTCGAGTTCCGTCTTGCGGTCGGCAGGCGTCTTGTCATCGAAGCTGGTCAGCTCGCAGAACCGACCGAACACGGAATCCATGTTCGCCCCCACCGGCTTGACCGTAGGCATGGCCGGACGGCTCGGCGGGGCGGCTGGCTTGGCAGTGGCGGGTTTGGCGGGGCCGTCCTCCAACCCCTGCGGCGGGGTCTGCGGGGGCTTGCGCGTCACCGGCTGGGGGCCGGCTGCGGCGCGGAACTTGGAGCCAAACTTGGCGAGAATGGATTTCTTCTCACCCTCTTCCGGCATCTTCAACCCGCGCCCGCCGCCTCCACCGGGCGGATTCACCCACTTGATTTCCGGGAACATCTTGCCGATGTACTTCTCGTTCGTCCCGTTGTAGAGCTTGTTCTCGACTTCGACCTCGACCTCGAAGCCCGACAGGTCGGCACCGACGAAATGAGAGCACAGGTTTTCGAGCGTGCCGTCCCACCCGTAGAGCGCCTTGAGCGTGTCCACGTTTTTCGTCTGAAGCATGTTCGGGTTTTTCGCGTTGCTACCCGAATAGAGGCAGTGCGAGCCGCGAATCTCGGGTCCGCCCTCGATGGCGTAGATGATATAAACCATCAACGCGCCGCTTTTCGTTTCTTCAACCGTCGCCGTTTTCGGCCTCGCCCTGTATGTCCCGTTTTCCATGTCCTCGTCCCTTCGTTGTTGTTTTTTTAACCGATGATCTTGGCCCACACTTCCGACCCGTCGCCGTCCAGAGGAAGCTGCTCGTTCGTCGAGCGGCTTTTCGCCATGCAGTGCGGCAGCTCAGCCGTGTAGATGGTCCGCGTGCCGGAGCCCTGGCCCTTGCCGTCCTTTGTCACGTTCACGTCATACCCGACGAACAGGACATGATCGGCCCACTCGCGGGTCCGCAGGCGAATCGACGCCTTGCCCGACGCGGGCGATTGCAGGCGCGGCTCGTAGCGCAGCCAATCCTCGCCGGACGGGTTCGGGACCGTGCTCGTGCAGTCGTGGCAGATGAGGACCACATTGCGACCGGCGCGGCTATGGCGATCCAGGTCGCCGAGCAGGCAGAGGAACGTGTCGAACACGTAGCCGTAACCCTTGCCGTAACCATAGCCCTCTACCGACGTGCAGCGCTTCCCGTCCTGCATCACGTTTTCAAGAGTCCAGGCAATCGCCAGTTCCTCGGCCTTGGTCGCCGTGTCGATCACGATGGACTTGACGCCCTCCCATCCGTCCGCCTGCAAGACGCCGCGCAGCGCCGCCCAATCGCGCACGCCGTCAACCGGCATGATATTGGCAGTGCGTCCCGCCGCGTCGAGCTGGGGGCGCAGACGGGGCAGCGACTCGTCCAAGTCGATGAACGCCACCGGACCCGGCAACAGGGTCGCCAGCGTGGTCTTGCCGATGCCGCCAGGACCGTACAGCAGAATGCGGTGTCCGCTAGCCTTTTGGATCTGGCCGAACGTGACTTGTTTCCTCAGCTCAGGTTGCGCCTGAACAGGCGGGGCCGTGGGGCCGATGCGACGTGTAGGAATCGGGGTTGCGGGCATGACTTCTCTCTCCTTGTGATTTAACCGATGGAATCGCCAACAGTTGACAACTCTTCAAACTTGTTTCCGACCTGATAGCCGGGGGGCGGATTCGCCGGATCAACGGCGATGTTCTGCATACAGAACTGCTCATAGTCGCAGTTGCCGCACGTCATCTTGCCGCAGTTCCTGGCGAACGCGTGTTCCGCGCGAGCCGCCTTGCGCGACGCCGCACGCAGACCGATGATCTGGCGCGAAATGCCGAGGCGCTGAACCTCGAACTCAGCAAGGTCCGCCTCCAGGATCGGCACCTCGCGGCGGGCGAAGTAGAACTCGGGCCGCGCCTGGATGTCGGCCATGAGTCGTTCCCCGAACTGCTCGGCGGTCTCGGGCGCACCCTGGACGACCTCACCCTTTTCCTTGTCGGCAGTCTGTTTCGGAGTGCCGTCCTTTTTGACGACGCGGGAGCCGTCCGCCGCCAGCACGATCTTGAGATTCTGTTCGTCGAGCGCCGGCACGTTCGACAGGGGGCGGATGCTCGGCTTGCGCGTCACGTCGTAGATGATCTTCGTAGGGTTCCAGTGGTGAATCCGCGCCGCGCCGACGTACTGGAAAATTTGACTGTTGAACCGCAGCACGTTCCAGTATTTCGACTCGGCTGAAATGTCCTCGCTGGTCGTCTTGTGTTCCATCAGGCACTCGTCGCCGTCCACCGTCACGCCGAGCCCGTCGATCTTCCCGGCAACGTCGAACGTGCGGGAGCCCGCGAGCGGGAAGCGGAATTCCTGTTCGGGGTAAAGATTCTTGATAATCTCCAACTCGCCGCCGTATTGAGCGTAGTACCCCGCGAGCATGGCGCTCAGCGTGGCAACGTCCAATTCCTCGAACGTGTCGGCCTTGGCGATTGCGGCTGCCAGGGCGTCGTCGTAGCCCATGCCCTGCCACCGGCACTCCATGGCGATATGCCAGGCCGAACCGAACCGGAGCGCGTGCGAGTTGCGGACTGGTTTCAGCCCGACCTCGTAGCGCCAGTAGTACATGCGCTGACACCGCAGAAACGTGGCGCTGCATGATGCGGTAATCAAATCGCGGCCCTTGACAACTTTCGTCTCATCCGTCATTCTATGTACCTCGTTCGTTGTTTCTCGTTTTGGAGCCTCCCTGTACCAGCGGGGAGGCTTCTCTATTTGCCCGCATCCATCGGATGCAGATTAAACCGCCGCTTGTTCGCGACATATTCGCGGTACGTCGAGCTGGTCGGCTTAATGCCAGAGCTCCACGGCTCGCCCTTCTCAAACCCATCGTTGCTGTTCACGATGTCGGGCGCGGTCATCTCGACCAGTTGCCCTGATTCACAGTTGACAATATTCTCTTCCTCGTTCATCCTATCGACCTCTTCCTTTGTTCGGCCCACTCGGTTACAGCCGATGGGCCTCTTTTATTTGCGCCCGTTTTCCCACCACTCGATTAGATGCACCGGGCGAACGCGGTAAGACTTGCCGACCGCCTTGCACTTGATCCTTCCGGTACGCAGATATTTCCGCACCACGAGACGCGGCGACAGGTCCAGAATGACGCCTATGTCGTTCGGCGTGAGGCCGCGCTCGATCCCCTTCACGAACTCCCGCCTGACTTCAACACCGTTGACGAGTGCGCCCATGTTCCCTCCTACCGCGTTGCCAGCACCCACACGAACGCCACCACAGCGCCTACCGCAAACGCCGCCATCGTCAGCGCGTCCGCCTTCGTCACCGTCGGCGGCGCGTAGACCGTGCGACGAAACGTGCTGGCCTGATACTCGCTCATCGGCAGGTGACTCGGCGTGACGCTCCTGGGCGTGCGGCCAGTGCGAATCTCGCGCATGTCGGCCTGTTCCTGGCGCTCGATGCGTTCGGCGCGTTGTTCGGGGGTTTCAGAGATCACTTGACCACCTCTTTCAGCAGGTTCGGATACTTGGCCTTAATCTTCGCTTCCAGCACCTTGCTCCGCCGACGTGACGCCACAGGAAACGATGCGACGCCGGAATCGTGAAGCATCCCCTTGAGGGTCATCCGCAGGTGAACGACGCTCACCCCGCAGACACCGGCAACGTCAGTAATCCCGACAAACCGAATCGACCGCCGCATCATCGGCTTCTTTTGGCTTGCGCCTTTTTGCATGACTTACTCCTGGTTTTTAGGTATTCTCTAAACGGAACGTGTTGCTAATGTCATGAAAGATACACCGATTAGGTGTTCGGGTCAACACCGAATAGGAGTTTATGGGTAAAAATACCTTAGGTGATAGGTTGAAAATCCTGAGAGGAGGCCGCTCTCAGACTGATTTTGCTAGGGAATTTGGCTTGATTCAACAGACGTACGCACGCTGGGAAAATAATTCTCGCGAGCCGAGCGTAGATGAAATTTTAAAAGTTTCACACCGTTGCGGTGTAACAACTGACTGGCTTTTGGGCGTGGACGACGAAAAAACGGAGCACGCAAAGCCGCCCGTGTTGCGATCCACAGCGCCCCCGCAGATCACGCAAGAGGGATTGGAAAACCTGATCCTTCAAAACACGGAGCTGAGCCACGCCGCGAAAGACCTTGGCGAGTCGCATAAACAGCTCATCGCGATCAACGCCGATTTGTCGAAACAACTGGTCGAAATGTGCAAGGAAGCCCTTCGACAAAAAGCCTGCACGCCTGCCAAGGATGTCAAGGATGGTGGCGGGCGTGCCACGAAAACTGCATAGGGATAAGGGGTGCGGTATGATTGAATATCTTCAGTGGGCTATTGGAACAGTTTTGTTCGTAGGCGGCTTTATGCTCTACGCTTACATCGACACGACAAAAACCAGATTCGAGAAATACGAGCAGAGAGAGTTCAAACTGATCGACCAAAACGGCGAGCTGATCGCCGAAAACAAGCGACTACGCGAAGCGCTGGAAAATCGGAATGCCCCGCCGAAGTAAAAACCGATACGGGCGCGGCACGATCAACCCGGTAAAGATCGGGTCCGGGTTCGCCTGTTTCCTGTTCCACGATGGCAAGCGCCACCGCTCGCAGCAGACGACCCTTGAGGCGGCCCGCGCGTGGATCGACATGACCGAGAGCGCCACCGGGGCCAACCGCCCTCCGTTGACGAGGGTGCAGATGGCGGACGCGGCCAACGCCGTCAGCATCATGCCGCCAGGGTTCACGCTCACGGACGCGGCCCGAGTCATGGCGGAACGCTACGGGACCAGCGCCATCACGCCTACGAGCCTCACGGATGCGCTCAGCCGGTTTGAGGCGGCACGCGCCAAGCGGGTCAAGGCTGTAACCATCAAGGGCTACCGCAGCGCCGTGAAGCGGCTGGCCGTGTTCGCCGGGGGCAACGTAGCCGACGTGACCGCCGAGCAGGTCGAGGCGTTTCTCGACGACCTCAGCCCGACGACGCGGAACTCCGTGCTGCGGAACCTGTCGGCGTTTTTCGGGTGGTGCAAGGCGAAGGGGCTCACGCGCTCAGTCGTAACCGATCAGATCGAGAAGGCCCGCACCGTAGAGCCGCCCAAGGGAGTGCTCACGCCGGCAGCCGCCGAGGCGCTACTCCGCGAGGCCGAGAAATCCGCGCCGCACTTCATCCCGTACTTCGCCCTGGGCCTGTTCGCGGGCATCCGACCGGGCGAGCTGGCCCGCCTGCTACCAGAGAAGATCAGCTTCATGTTCGTCATGCTGGACGGCGCAGTCACGAAGGCGGCAAGCGCCCGCACCGTCCGCATCCGCCCGAACCTCCGCGCGTGGCTGGACGCCTACCCGCCCAGGAGCCCCATCGCGCCATTCAACGACCGCAACAGATTCAGGGCCATCGCCCGAATCGTCAAGGCCGCTGGCATCGCGTGGCCCCCGGATTGCATGCGGCACTCATTCGCCACCTATGCCTATGACGAGACGCACGACGCCGCGCTCGTGGCGTCTGAAATGGGCCACGCCGGAACCGCCATCTTTTTCAAGCACTACCGCGCCATGTGCCACCCAGGCGACGGGGCGAAGTTCTTTTCCATCATGCCGAAAATAATAAACCCCGCCAGGGTTAATGGCGGGGTTTAAGTTGTCGGCGATATTTTCCGCGTTCAGATCATGGTGCCCTCCGTTCGCTGAATTTGGACTTGAAGGCATCACGGTATTCCAACTTTTTTCCAACGTCAACCTTAAACCGTTCGGCGGCAACGGGTGTCAGGACCTTTCTAATCCGACGGTCGCGTGTTCGAGCCACGCCGGGGGTGCCATTAAAAACCCCATATTTTCAAGGGTTTCAGGCGGGTCCGCCGCGCCACTCCAAAAACAGTAAGGGGCGTTTAGGGGCGTTGAGCGGCTATTTTTGTCGTTTTATTCCAACTCTATTCCAATTTATCGGATAGGTGCTATGGTCCATTCTCAAAGCGAGGGACCATGTGCGACCCCATTACATCAACGGTTGGAGTCACCGCGATAGGGGCGGGCATCAGTTCCATCGACAAGACGCGCCGCGACGCCAATAAGGCCGCTCGCGCCCAGGAGGACGCCGCTCGCGCCGCCCTCGAACAGCAGCAGAAGCAGACCGACGCCATCAGCGCCGCCATGCAGCGCCCGACCGTCACCACCGAGGAACCGCTCAAGGCGGCATCCGACCGCGTTGACCAGGCCCGCGCATCCACCGAGCGCCAGCAGCTTCTCCGCCGTGGCGTTATGTCCACGTTCACCCGCTACCCCACCGCCAGCACCGCCGCGCCGAACCTCGCCGGCAAGGCGTCAACGCTCGGAGGCCGGTAGTGCCTAAGTTCTCATTCAAGGCCGACACCGCCGCGCTAAAGACTTGGCTCGAAAAGCGCAAGGCCAGTCTTGAGTCCGCCAGGACGCCAATCGAATCCGTTTGGCTGGACGTGCGGAAACATTTCGAGCCCTATCTAGGAAAGTGCCTGCTCGAAGGCGATCCGAACCAACGGAACGCCGAACGCGAGGACGAGAAAATCCTGAATACCGAGCCGCGCCTTTTGCTTCACCGCATGGGGGCTGGCCTTCAATCCGGCATCACCAACCAGGCCCGCCAGTGGTTCAAATTCTCCGTGCTCGACAAGCAGCTCGCTGAAGTGGCGACCGTCCGCGAATGGCTCGACAAGGCGACCGAATCCGTTCAGGCGACCATGAACCGCTCGAACGTCTACGCCGCGCTCGATCAGATTTACATGCACCTCGGCATGGGGACCGCGTGCGCCATTGCCGTTCCGGACCCCGAGACGCAGATTCACCTCCACATAATTGACGAGGGCGCATACTGGATCGCCGAGAATCGCAGGGGCCGGGTCGAAACGCTTCTCCGCCGCATCGACATGACCGTCGGCAACCTAGTCGAAGAGTTCGGCGAGGGTTGGCTGCCCGACCAGATCAGCGAGCGGGTCAAGGCTGGCCGGCTGGAAGAACGGGTTATCGTCTGGAACCTCGTTTGCAGGAACGAGCCGAAGCGCTTCCCCGACATCGCCGCCGACCGCCTGTTCGCCTCAGTCTATTGGCTCGACGGCATGACCGACCCGAACAACGGAATAATCGCCATCCGCTCGTTTGGATACAACCCGATCATCGCGCCGCGCTGGTCCGTGTTCGGGTCCGCCTACGGTGTCGGCACGTGCATCCTGGGGCTGGCCGACGCAAAGCAGTTGCAGGCGCTCGAACTGGACAAGTTGAAGCTGGTCGCCGCCGAGGTCGATCCCGCCATGGTAGCCCCCGCCAGCATGAAGGGCGAGCCTGTCAACACTGGACCGGGCGGACTCACCTTTGAGCCGGACCAGGGCCTCGGCGGTCGCCAGAACGGCGGAGGAGTCCGCCGCCTGTTCGAGACGCGCCAGCAGTTGCAGGCCGTGCTGCTCGCCATCGAGGCCACCGAGAAGCGCCTCGGCAGGACGTTCTATTCTGACCTGTTCAGCATGATGCTCAATTTGAACATGGCCCCCAAGCAAATGACCGCCCGCGAGGTCAACGAGCTCAGCGCTGAGAAAGTCGCGCTACTCGGCCCCATCCTCACGCGCCTAAACACCGACCTGCTCGACCCGCTCGTGGACGCCGTGTTCGCGATCTGTTCCGAGAACGGAAGCCTGCCACCCCCGCCGCCGATTTTCGAGGGGGTCACGTTCAAGACCGAATACGTCAGCAGTCTGCACATCGAGCAGATGAGCGCGACCCGCATGTCCGGCATGTTCAAGCTCGTGGAGTTCGTCGGCGGCATCGCTCAGTTCAAGCCGGACATCATGGACAAGATTGACTTCGATCAGATGGCCGATATCGCCGCGCAGTCATTCACCGAGCACGGCGTCGTTCGCGACGACAAGGACGTGACCGCCATCCGCCAGCAACGCGCCCAGACCGAACAGCAGGCGCTTCGCGCCGAGCAAATTACCAAGGCCATACCCGCCACCGCCAAGGCCGCCCGCGACCTGTCGCAAGCCCCGCTTGGCACCGGGTCCGCCCTTGACGCCGTAGCCGCAGGAGCCATGCAGTGAGCCACCTAAACGACATCGCAGCGAAGCACGCCGACGCCGACAACGCGCAGCTCGCCGCCGACGTGGCCGAGGTCATGAAGTCGCCAGCCGGTCGCCGCCTGTTCATGCGGATCATCGTCAAGGGCGGCATCTATCGCCAGTCGAGCGCGGCAGACGACCAAATCTATCTAGCCGGACGCCGCGACTTTGCCCTTGAAGCCCTGGCGCTCGCCAACCGCCACGCCATTGACGACGCGCTCAAGGCTCAGATCGAATCCAACGAGCAGGCCAAACACCGCGCCCGCGAATTGCAGTCCGCGCAGTCACTTGACCAGATCGAAAAAAGGAGCAAATAGTCATGGGCGAGGAACAGAAACAGGCAGCCGATACGACCGCGAAAACGGAAGCCAAGACCGAGACGAGCGCGGCGGATCAGACCGCAAAAACCGACGCGACCGACACCGGCACCAAGACCACCGATCAGGCCAAGACGAGCGACGCGAAGGCCGAAAACTTTTTTGAAGCCAAGACGGACAAAGCCGACGCCGCGAAAACCGACACGGCGAAAGCCGATTCAAAGGCGGTCGAAATCACCGAAGAGGCGATCGGCTCGTTCATCGGGCAAATCCCCGCGGTTGACATCGGCACCGGAGCAGACGGCAAGCCCATCCCGTTCGACCAAGCCGCCATCAAGGCCATCGCCCCGGTCATGATGAAGCACGGCATTAAGGCGGACCAGGCCAAGGACATTATCACGGCCTACGCCGAGCACGCCAAGACGCAGGCCACGGCGCAGACGCAGCAGGAGAACACGCTCGTCGCCGAGATTCAGGCCAAGACCAAGGCCGAACTCGGAGCCGATCTTCCCGCGTTCGTCGCCGACGCAGCCCGCGCCGGAAACGCCTTGTTCGGCCCGGAGCTCTGGGCGTTCTTCGTCAACATCCCGGCCATCAGCAACGACGTTCGGTTCATCAAGGCGCTGGCCGCCCAGGGCCGCGCCACCAAGACCGACGACGGAGCCGGGACAGGGGCAGGCGGCGGAGCGGCCAGCAAGGATTTCGCCGAAAGCTGGATCAAGTCCAGTAATCGACAGGCGTAGGCGAGCGAGTGCTCGCGCACGAAACACAGCCCTAAAAAAAGGAAACTAAAATGGGCGTCAAAGGCAACACGGTACTGACCTATCGGGACCTGATGAGCGGGTTGAAGGGCGACAAGACCTTCGATCACGACATCGTGGAACTCATGGTCGAGCAGAATCCCATGCTCGACGACATCGTCATCTCGGAAGCGAATGACGGCACGAGCAACAAGACCACCATCCGCACCGGGCTCCCCTCGACCACGTGGACGCAGTTCTATCAGGGCGTCCAGGCGAGCAAGGGCTCAAAGCAGCAGATTCGCAACACGGCTGGCTCGCTCAAGACGAAAATCGAGATCGACGCCGACCTGTTCAACCAGGCCCCCGACAAGTCCGCCCTGCTGCTGGACGAGGTTTCGGCCCACTCGGACGCCATGATGAACGACATGGCCGACTGCCTCATCTACGGCAAGATCGCCAGCGAGCCGAAGAAGTTCAACGGCCTCATCAACTTCTACGACACCCTTGGCGGCGTCACCTCGACCGACGACAAGGAGAGCAAGCACTATGTGTTCTCCGCGAAGTCGGCCACGCAGGCGAGCACCTCGGCACTGCGGTCCATCTGGCTCGTCGGGTGGGGTCAGAAGTCCATTCGCGGATTCTACCCTCGCGGCAGCAAGGGCGGACTCAGCAAGGGCGAGTTCAAGAAGGTGGACGTGACCGACACCGAAGGCGGCACCTATGAGGCCATGCGCCAGTATCTCACCTGGCAGATGGGCCTCGACGTGCGCGACTACCGGTATGCCGGTCGCCTCGCGAACCTCCAGTCCGACGAAATGTTCGACACGACCGGCGTGCCGGAATACGTCGAGCTGCTGCGCCGGCTCATGTCCCGCGTCCACTCCAACGGCGTCCGCCAGGTGTGGTACATGGACAAGCTCACGTGGGAAGCGGTCGGCGTGTGGCTGGCCCGCAAGACCATGTCGAACGCCATCCAGTTCCGCGACATCCAGGAGCGCCCCAGCGAGACGCTGTTCGGCATCCCCGTCCGGATCTGTGACGCCCTGAACTCCAACGAAACGGAAGTCACGGCCTAACCCGCACCGGGGCGGGCCGACCCGCCCCAACTTTCACCGAAAGGAAATTGACCATGCTGCTCAGCAAAGAAGATATGTTCTCCGAGGCCCAGGCCATCACCGGCACCGAGAACGCCGTCACCTACTCGACGAACGTTCTCGACTGGGGCGCTCACGGCAACGACATCGACAAGGAACTGCGCCTGTTCATCTTGAACACGCAGGCCGCTGTCGGCGCTGGCGCGTCCCTGACCATCGCGTTCGAAACGAGCGCGGACAACACCACGTTCACCACGCTCAAGTCCTACACGGCCATCGCCGTCGGCGGCTTGACCGTGGACACGTTCCTCGTCAAGAACGACGTGCTGCCCGACGGGCTCAAGCGGTACAACCGCCTGAGCTTCACCGTCACCGGCGCGGCGCTCTCGACCGTTCCGAAGCTGACCGCTGGCCTCATCCGCAACGACGGCCACGTTACCCGGTAACCCCCCCCCGCTCGCGCCTCGTCCGCCTGTCGCCATGCAGGCGGGCGGGGCCGGGCTCTAAAAAAGGAGCATCATGAAAGCCCTCTGCACGCACAAGTGTTTCTTCCGGGGCCGGTCGATCAAGCCCGGCGAAGTCATCGAAATCACCGAGGCCGAAGCCAAGACCGGCATCGTCGGCTCGTCGTTCGCCACCGAATTTGACCCCACCCAGGCCGCGCCCGTCAAGCCGGACAACGGGCTCACCGCCGAGAACCTGCGCCTTCGCCTCACGGAAATGGGGATCGCGTTCAAGGCCCGCGACGACAAGGCCACGCTCGAAAAGCTCTACACCGACGCGCTCGCCGCCAAGACCGCAAAGCCGGAGTAATCCGCCATGTCGCTGCCGCTGACAGTCACCGTCAACACGACCAAGGCCACGCTCACCGCCGACCGCATCCTCGTACTCGGAAACGGGTATGTCGTTTCGCTAGTCGGCGCGGCTGGCCTTGAACTCGTGCTGTCAGACTGTCACGGCAACGCCCTCGCGCAGACAGACGCCGGAATCCTCTCGCTCGCCACGCAGGCGCTCGTCGATGAGTTCGGCGACCATGCCGGATGCGCGTGCCAGAAGCCGTTCCACCTCTACGCCGTTGACAACGGGTCTATCGTCGCCTCGTCGCAGGTGTTCGTCAAGTGGGCTCCGCTCGACTTCGATGTAGCCGGCGAGTTCGTCCCGTTCACCGGTCCGCCCGGACCACCCGGACCCCAGGGACCGGCAGGCCCCGAGGGACCTGAAGGCCCTAGCGGCGGACCCCCTGGACCGACCGGCAACACAGGCCCCACCGGGCCACGCGGACCCGTAGGCCCAGCAGGGGCAACCGGACCAGCCGGCCCAACCGGCGCGACGGGTGCCACCGGTGCCACCGGACCGACCGGTGCGACGGGACTGACCGGCCCCCAGGGCGCAACCGGCCCCATCGGGCCGCAGGGTGCCACTGGCCCCGCAGGTCCGACCGGTCCGCAGGGCATTCAGGGCGACCCCGGCGTCAACCTCGTGTGGCGCGGCGAGTGGGACGCTGAAACGACCTACTCGGCGGACGACCTCGTTTCCTATCTCGGCTCCGCCTACGCGGCAGTCACCCCGAACGTCGATACCGCGCCACTCGGCTCCGAGGACTGGGAATTGCTCGTCGCCAAGGGCGCACCCGGCGACGCCGGCCCGACCGGCTCCGCAGGGGCTACGGGGCCGCAGGGGGCCACAGGACCGACCGGGGCGACCGGACCCCAGGGCGAACAGGGGGAGCAGGGACCGACCGGCCCCCAGGGCGTCCAGGGACCGCAGGGCGACACCGGGGCGCAGGGGCCGACCGGCGCACAGGGCAACATTGGCGAGACGGGCGCAACCGGGCCGCAGGGCGACACCGGACCCGCAGGACCGCAAGGCGACCAGGGGCCACGCGGCTACCCCGGCGAGCAGGGCGCAACTGGTCCGGCTGGCCCAGCAGGTGCCGCAGGTGCCGCAGGCCCCCAAGGTCCGCAAGGCGAACAGGGTAACGTGAGTTCAATTCAGGTTGACCCCGCCATCACCATTCCCGCCACGTCCGACCCCATCGGGACAATCATCGAAGCCACGGTCGCTATGATGGAATCACTTCGCGCAAGGGGGCTCATATGAAAAAGCTGGTCATCATTCTGCTGGCCATGGTTGCTGTCATCAGTCACGCCGAGGTGAAGCTCGGGGCGGCTACCACGAACACCACGCTGCTGACGCCTGAGGATATTGATGGGTTTATTTCGTCCGAAATTGACACGCTGGACGATGTTGTTCAACGCGGAAACGAAACAACGGGGTCCGTAAAAGCGAGAGGTGCCATTTTCGACGCGTCCAATTACAACGAAAATGTATACGGAGGCTCGATGGTGACGCTCGGGCTCAGGGTTAAGCATGGGGCCGATAATTTAGTGAGCGCCGATTACGCTCACGCCGAGGGGAGCAACACTATAGCCGGGGCATTGGCGGCTCATTCTGAAGGTGTTTCGACTGAAGCGTCAGGGGAAGGCAGTCACGTAGCCGGATGGGGGTCGATTGCGTCTGGAAAAGCCTCTCACGCTTCAGGCTTCAGCGCTATCTCTTCTAATGCCTCTTCCTTTGCGTGGCAGGGTGGTAGCGATCCTGACGGAATGCACCCTGAAGGATATTACGGGAGTCACGGCCCCGGATCGTTCAACATCAATCCCGCTGGCGGGCTCGCCGGGTTCTGGATCGGGGAGCAAACCCTTGAATCCATTTTGGCCTCCTCGGTCGGGTCCGGCGCGTCCGCAGCCACCAACTACGCCGCATGGGTGGCCTCGACGGACTGGCGCGAGCTGCCCGTCTACACGTCCGGCGCGGCCTGCCTGCCCCTGTTCGCGCCCGTCCTGCTCAGCGGCTCGCCCTGGGGCGTGCTGTTCGGCACGTCGAACGTACAACAGCGCGTCCGCATGACGGCCACGGCCCCCGGCTCGGCCCTTGCGGCGACTCAGGCGGTCATCCGGGCGACGTGGTGGGCCAACAGCACCGCCGACGCGCTCGCCGTCTGGACGGGCTGGAATCAGGCTCAGACGAACACGCTCACGGCAGCGGCCACCGGCACCGTGCAGACCGCCGTGTGGACGAACGCCGCAGGGTCAGGCTCGATTTACGCCGACGTGCCTGTCACCGGCAACGGCACGAGCGGCTACACGGCTTTCCCGAGGTTGGAGGTCATATGGCGCTAATCCTGGCCCTCATCCTCATGGCGTCCGCCGTGTTCGCCTCAGCGCCCGTCCCGCGCATGGAGGTGAACGGGCGAGTCGGGTCCGTCGTCAACACCATCGACGGGCGGCTCGCGGGCTCGTCTGATTGGAAGGCTGTCGGCGGGATGATCTGTTCGACCGGCCAGTGGGCCGAGTTGTCGTTCATGCCGGGGATCGCCTGCCGGGTGGCGGGATTTGAGGTTGTTCTGCGGACGGATGCGGTCGGCGCTGTTAAGGTTCCAGTCGGGTTGTCGATTCCGAACCCCGATTACTCGATCACTGGTTCGAACTATCTCACGGCGTCAGTGACGAACTGGTTTGAGGAGGTGTCTCCCGCGACTTTTGATGGGATGCACTTCACTGGAGTTGATCCGTCTGAAATTCACGCACGGTCTTTCACGAATGTCTGGACTCATTTCGTGTTCGCTTACGACGCCGGGGCCACATCTTGCCAGTGGCGCGTGTGGCGTAATGGTGAGTTGTCCGGAGTTCGCACGTCGAATCGGAACACGGCTCGCGCGTGGAACCCTGACGGGTTGTGCCGGTTCTCGTTCTTCACCGGGTTTTCGAACCCGGCCAAGGTTCAGATTGCATATTTCCGTCCGTTTATCGCCCTGCGCGAACTGCGGGACGATGATTTTTATCGTCTATGGGCCGAGTGGCAGGCCCGAAGGATTTACTACCCATGATTTTCGGAGCGAAAACGATAGCGCAAGATATGACCGGCGCGGGTGCGTCGGTTGGAACGAACGTGGACGCCTCCGCCGCGTACCTACGGCGTCAGGGTCAACTGCAAGTAGCTCCAAACATTCACCATCGCCGCCAGTCCCGGCCTGACCAGTCGGGCAGGTTCCGCATCCACCTGGCTCTCCTGGCGGCGATGGTTCTATTCTCCGGTTGCATAACGCTCGACGACCTGCCGAGCGTCCCGACCGACACCAAGCCCACGCAGACAGTAAGCGCCGCAGTCCCCGGCCTCGTGGCACCCGGCGCACGGGTCCGGCCAGTCATAGCGGCTGGCAAGGACGGACGGCTCTACGTGGCCTCCGAGGGGCCGGGAATGGCTTCGCTCGCGCTCTACGTATTCGACGGCAAGAAGTGGACGGGGCAAACCATCGTCACGGCCAGCAAAGCCACGGCGCTGCGCTGCTACGTTCCGGACATCGAAGTCGGCGCGGACGGAACGTGCTGGGTGTCGTTCCGGTGGGGGAAGAAGGAAGGCGGCGTTCTCCACGGCCCCGGCATCTACATCCGTTCGCCGGACGGAACCGGGAAGCTCGTCTATCCGCACATCACTACCGGAGCGGCGCGGATCGAGCCGGACGGACCTGGCATCGTTCTCATGTCGAAGAACGGCGCGTTCGGGCGCATCGACAAGAGCGGCACCGTGACGAGCGGCGGGATGATGAAAGCCGGGCTCGGAACTGGCGAAAAGTTCGACCTCGACACGGACGGGCAGACGTGGGCGGTCGCGATCAACGGATGCACGGCGCAGCCATCATCCATCACCATCGGAACGGCGTCTGGCGGGAAGCGCGTCACCAGCTTTGACCACGGCCTTTTCCCGAGCCTCGGCGACGATCTGAATTACACGTCGGTCCTGCTCCACAAAGATACCGCCTGGGCGGCTATGATCGAGTCCGGCAAGCTGCGACTCAACGCCTTGACAGGCACGGCGCTCCGCTGGCCCGCCACAGCCCCGGCGAGCCTCGGCGCGGGAACGATGGACCAGCGCTGTCCGCCGCGTCTCGTAGCCGCCAAGGCCGGTCCGGCAGTCATTTGGCGGCGCGGCCAGGAAATCGTCATGGTGGACATCGAGAAGGGGCTCAAGGGAGCTGCCCCCGTCCGGCTCGCGTCAGGAATCTACCCGTCAGCCGCGACCGGACCGGACGGGCGGGTCCACCTCGTCTACGTTGACGGCGCAGGGTTGCATTACAAGGAGGTCGCTCAGTGATCGCGATATCGTCCGCCCAGATCGGCAAGGAACTGTACAAGGCCATCCAGAAGGACCAGGCCAACCGCTACAACCTGCTCAAGGACTGGACGCTCCCCAAGCTGGCCATTGCCGTGCCGGACTACCACGGCGGACTGCTCAAGATCGTGGACGGCGTGATCACGGTCAAAGCCTACACCGGCGACGTGTGCAACGGCTGTTCGCTTTCGCCCGATGAAATCGGATCATGGAACATGGTCGTCGGGGCGCTGTTCCATGATCCGTGGTATTCCGAACTGGACGCCATAGCCGATGCGTGGAACTGGCCCGCCAAGGCCGTGCGGAAGTTGGGCGACGAGATATTCGCCTGCATCCTCGTGGCTACCGGGACGCCCCGCTGGCTGGCCCGCGCCTACCTCACCGGACTGCGTGCCGGGGGCGGCATCGTCCATTTCCTCAGCAAGGCTTTCGGCAAGGCAATCATGCTCTCGATCATCGCCGGATGGGCGTGCGGATGCGGCTGCCAAATCCCGAACCACTTTGACGACCAACCCGTTACGCCCCCCACCTATGAGGACGCCAACGATGCTGAATAGCGCCACCAAAGAGAAGATCGAGCGAACCCGCGAGTACCTGCTCGAAAGCGACCTGCCCGAGGACGCCAAGGACAACCTGCAATCGCTTCTAGACTTCTCCGCCGAAGCAGCGAACGGGTCTACCGACAAGATAAAGGACATGGCGCAGGCGCAGCTCCAAAGCGCCATGTTCCACGTCAAAAACGCCGTCCGGACGCCGAACGTCATCAAGGATATCGTCGCACAGCACGCGGCCAACTGCCCCGGCAAGAAGATCGTCGCCGCGCCGCAGCCCGCTCTGACCGGCAAACTCGCCGCGCTCTACGCCTTCCGCTGGCCCATCTGCATTATCATCAGCGTGATCGTGCTGGCCGCGTTCCTGTCGGGAAACTTCCCGGCGCTGCTGTCACTCGCGGAAAAAGCTCTCAAGTAACCACAACAGACCGAAGAAAGGACCAAGGACCATGACCAAGACCCGCAGCATCATCTCCCTCATCATCGTGGCGCTCGTGGCGCTCACGATCCCGCAGGCGCAGGCAGGCGGCCCGAACATCTACGCCAACGGCGACAACCTCGTCATCGCCGCAGGCGCGACAAACGCCTATCAGGACCTCGTCCTCGAAAACATCCAGGGCAAGCTGGAGTGGGGCGAAATCCTCGGCATCCGCGTCAGCTACAACCGGGCGCTGACCGCCGATGTCGCGGTTGTCTGCACGGACCTGGGCGGCTCGGCCACCATCGCCACCAACACCATGAGCGGCTCCGGCGTTTGGGCGTCTACGGCGCTGGCCTTCCCCGCCAGAAAAGTGCGGATCAAGGTCGGTATCGGAAACGGCACCGCGACGAACTCGCAGACCTTCACTTACGCGATTTTCGCCAAGTAAGGAACCCTCGAAAATGACGACACTGGACATCTTCAACAAGGCCCTCGCCGCGATAGGGCGCACCCGCTTCCTTTCGTCCACGGCTTCAACCTTCGTTGAAGGTGTCCATTGTCGCGCCGAGTGGGATGGCGCACGCCAGGCCGTGCTATCCGCCCACGAATGGGGTTGGCTGGCCGTCCAGCTTCCCATGTGCAACGGGAGTGAGTGCGTATGCGAGGCGACCGGACAGCCCGCCTACAACTACCCCAGGCCCCCGGACGCGCTGCGAATCGCCGCCGTCATGGACGCCGAAGGCGGGCGCGTGAAGTGGCAGGCCGTCAACGGCGTCATCCAGTCGCCCGTCGAGGCGGTCGCCATCCGCTACATCCCAGACAGCGACGACCCGACCGGCTGGCCGTCCGCCATTGTTGACGCCGTTGTCTACGAACTCGCAGCCCGCATAGCCATCCCGCTCACCCGCGACGGCCAACTCGCCAAGGCGATGAAGCAGGGCTCACTGCTTTACCTGGGAACCGCCGTTTCCCGCGACAGCTCCGAAGTCAAGTACGGCGGGGACACCGAAAACCGATACGCGAAGGCGAGGCGCTAAATGACCACGCTCGATCTGTTCAACATGGCCCTCGGCATGATCGGCCACGACAAGACCATCAGCGCCCTGCCCTCCACCAGCACCGAGGCCATCCGCTGCAACACGTTCTATGAAGCCGCACGCCGCTCCGTGTTCGGGCTCTACAAATGGCAGTGGCTCGCCCAGGACGTGAGCCTAACCTCGTCCTCAAGATTCGGCACGGCTGGCCCCTACATCCACGCCAAGCCGACCGGCACGCTCCGCGTTCTCGACGTGACCAACGCCGCTGGGCTCCCGCTGGCCTATGACGTGATCGGCGCGAGCATCCACACCGACGCGGCCACCATCATCCTGCGCTACATCGCCGACAGCACGGACCCTGCGACATGGCCCCCGCTCATCGCCGACGCGGTGGCGTGCGAACTGGCCGCCCGAATCGCCATTCCAATGACCAGCAATTTCAACCTTTCCAAGAGCCTGCGGGCTCAGTCGGCGGGCTACCTCAGCGAAGCCGCCGCGCAGTACGGAGCCGAGGAAGAGGACCAGCCGAAGCAGGAGGAATAGGGCATGGCAGTCCGCATCATTCAGAACAATTTCGTCAGCGGCGAGCTCTCCCCCGAGCTGTGGGGACGGCACGACCTCAAGCCTTACTTCTCCGGGGCCGCTGAAATCCGCAACTTCATCGCCCGCCGCACCGGGGGCCTGCGCAAGCGCCCCGGAACGAGCGTCATCTATGAGTTGAACGCCATCACGAATCAGGTTGGAAACCGTTTCTTCGCATTCCCCTACCTTTTCGACAGCAACAGCGGCGGCATCGTCTACCTTTACGCCACCGGAACCACCGGAGCCAGGTCGATCTATGCCGGGTTCATCACGGTATCCGGATCGAGCGTCGCCGCCGTCGCCCCGTCTCTTCTCGGCATCAGCGCCACCCTGAACATCGGATCCGAAGGGCTTCTCGCCAGCATCCGCGCCAAGCAGATCGGCGACACTCTGTTTTTCACGCGCAACCGCAAGGCCGCGTTCAAGTGTGCCATCACCTATTCGCCCACCAACCCGGCAGCGAGCACCCTCTCGTTCTCGATGATGCAACCGACCACGAGCGTCACGGCCCCGGACAATCTCACAGTTGTGGCCCGCAATTTCAAGTACCGTGAGAAGGCCGGAACAGACCCGACCACCGGGGCGCAGCTATGGGACAATTATCCCTACATGGCCGCAACCAAGAAATATGCCCTCTACGGCGTCAAGAACGGCGTGTTCTCGGCCCCGAAGCTCGTCAACCAGGGGATTTACATGCCTTGGTCCGCAGGGGCCTACGTCGAATTGTCGTTTTATCCGAGATGGGACCTGCACGACTCCTATGTCCTCGGAAAGCAGAACGGCACACAATACGGGATCATCGGCGAGTTCTACCCGAATTCTACGCAGACGGCCACGCCGCCGCTTGAGTTCGACCGGGCCGACCCGGAAGGCGCAGGCCCCGGCAACACGTTCCGCGAAACGGCCACCGAAGGCGGGATCGCCTACCAGGTCGCGCCGTGGACCGCAGGCACCGGTCCGACCGGCGTAACCGCCAAGCTCAAGGCAGACCCCAACGCCGTGACCGCCGACACCGTGGACGTGGAACTCAGCAAGTACGCGTCGATCTACTTGAGCACGTCCTACCTGCATCCGTCCGAAGTCCTACAGGCCAAAGGCGTCATCACGCCTCAGTACGTTTTCCCCGACGGGTTCGGAGGGGGCCGCGCTCGCGTGTGCATCGGCGGGACCGTCAGGGCCATCGACGGCCAAGCCGAGGTTGTCACGAGTTACGCCGGCATGGCGCTCGTCGTTACCCCGTTCAACTACTCGGCGGACGGCGTGACGTTCTACCCCGAGCAGGAAGTCACGGTAGGAGCCGGAAACTATTTCGACGTGGCCTTGCCGCTCTACAACGCGAGCACCGAGCCGACTGGAATCAAGAACACCTACGGCCCGACCGTGGAGGACCCCGAGGTCATCGCCGCAGACGGAGCCGTGAAGCACATCGGGTTCAAGATCGAGTACATTTTTCCCGACGAAACCGGCGACCACGACGCCCGCATGGATGAGTGCCTTGTCATCAACGGCGTCGCCTTCGATGAATCCGCCAGCGGCACGTTCGGCTTGGCGCTGGCCGAATGCACAGGCAGCGACTCGTTCGTCTACGCGCTCGACAACACCGCCCCGGAGGCCACCCCAGGCACGAGCGCCGATTACCTGACCACCGCTATCACCTGCGCGTGGAACTCGTTCAGCGGAGCCGAGAGCACGGCCATCAGCACAACCGAGCGTTACGAGAGTTTCACCGAAAACGAGTTGGTAACGGTTTCCAGCTCAAATGGAACTTTCCACACGAATAGCCTCATCGTCAGGGGGACCATTTACGTGACATGGCCCGGAGGCGCTCCCGCCGCACTGCAAATCTGGCCGGGGGCCATCATGCAGCACGCGGACGGCACGCCCGCCACCTCGCCGACCCTTGACGCCGCGACCTCGGTTGTACTCTCGCAGAAGAACACGAGCGGAGCATGGACTCAAATTGGATCATGGAACGTGCCGAAAAGCTACTACCTCGACCCGGTAACGCGTGACATAAACACGACTGTCGCAAACCCGACGAACGAGTTCAAACTCTACTTCGCCGAACGCACCATCATTCGCGGGCTCGCGCTGGTCGGCTCCGGGGTGCAGCAGGTGTTCAAGGACGACAACATCGCCGCAGGGTCAATCACCGGCATCCAGACCCGGCTGCAGGTCGGCGACAGCGACATGTCGTGCCGCGTCATGGACATCTGGGAGCAGCGGCTCGTCATGGCGTCCAGCACGTCTCTCCCGTTCACGCTATGGTTCAGCGTGGCCGGCGACCTCTACAACTTCTACACGAACCGCCCGCAGACGGACAGCGACGCGTTTAGTGCCACGATCCCGGCAACCAAGGCATCGAAGATTCTCCATATGGTTTCCGGGCGATGGCTGACTATCTTCACGGAGTCCGGAGAGTTCGTCTGTGACTCGTCCGGCAGCGAGGGTTTTTCCTACCGCTCCATTTCGATCAAGCGTGTTTCCTCTGTCGGCATTCACCCCGACGTGGAGCCGGTCGCCACCGAGGACCGGATTGTGTTCGTCGCGCACGACGGGCGCAGCGTCTACGAAATGCGGTATGATATCTCGCAGGACAGCGTGATACCGATTGACCGCTCCATCCTGGCCTACCACCTCACCGAGGGGGCAACCATCGTCAAGGCGGCATACCAGCGCTTTCCAGACTCCGTGGTTTGGTTTCTGCTCAGCGACGGGACGATGCTCTCCATGACCTTCATGCCCGACCAGGACGTGATTGCCTGGGCGCGGCACACCATCGCGCAGCCCTCCGGATTCACCGGAACGCTCAAGCTCGTGGACATCTTCGCCATCGGCTCAGTTTCCTCGGCAACCGGCGTCGAGACGACCAGCGATATCATCCTCCAATTCGAGGTGTTCAGCGGGACCACTCGTCAGACGAAAACCTACCTTGAGCGAATGCGCCCCAACATTTGCACGGACGCCCCGGCCAACGACGCCGCACGATGCTCCGATCATATCGGCATCCCGAACCCGCCCAACGTGTCCGCCAAGCTCGTGACGCTCCGCCCGGAGTCGCCAGACTTCAACACGCAGGGGCTCCCGAAGAACGTCCAGCACGTCACGATCCGGGTCCGCCGCACGCACACCTTGAGCGTGAAGCCAACCAGCGACAGCCTTGCCGCCATCAGCACGACACCGGGGGCCACCGGGGTCAGCAACACGACCTTATTCACCGGGGACATGAAGGTGACGCCGCGCGGCTACGTCAATGACGACGGCCAGCTCGAAATCACGTCCACCAACAACATGCCATGCGAACTGCTTTCCATGGTGTTCCGGACGGAGGTGCAGCAGTGAAAACCGTGATCTTCCGCCATCCCACGCAGAAGGATCAGGACGAGCTCGCCCGCAACATGCGCCGTTCCGATGTCGAAGAGGTAGCGGTCATGTCCAAACTCACTCCCCAGGACGTAGTATTCTTCTCCACCGCCATTAGCAAGGTCTGCTACGCCATGCGAATTCAGCACGGCCCCCTGCTCTGCATCTTCGGGGCCGCGCTGCCCGAGAACATGCCGGGTGAGGCGTCTATATGGGAGCTCGGCACGGACGCCATAGACAGGCACCCGGCGCTGTTCATGCGCCATTGTCGCGCCGCGCTTCGCCTCGTAATCGACGCCATGCCCGACATCGACACGTTCTTCAATTTCATCCCCGAATCAAATCAGCGATCAACGCGATGGCTTCAGAAGATCGGGGCGCGGTTCAACGCCACGACCATCACCCACAACGGGATACATATTCGCGGATTTGTAATCGACAGGGAGGTTCATCATGTGTAGCCCCGCCGCATTCGTCGCAGGGTCCGGAGCCCTGTCCGCAGGCATGAACGTTTTCAGCGCCTACCAGCAATCAGCGCAGATGCGCCAGCAGGCCAGCCTTTACGACATCCAGGCCGGAATGCTCGACAACCAGGCCGGGGCCTACACCAAACAAGCCGGCATGGCCCGCGCCATGGGCGGCTATCAGGCCGGACTCAGCGTGACCCGCGCCGCGCAGGCGCAGATGCAGTCCGAATTGAATCAGGGCGAGGCCGCAGCGGACCGCCGCCAACTCGTCGGGACCGGAAAGACCGCCTTTGCCGCCAACGGCGTGCTGCTGGAAGGCCGCGAAGGCTCCGCGACTGCCATGTGGGAGCAGGACGAGGCCGCGAGCCTCGCATGGGAACAGGGCATGATTAAGAGCAACGCCGACAATGAGGTGTTCGGTCATCTTGCCGACGCCGAAATGTCACGCGCCCAGGGCCGGATGCAGGCCGCGTCATTCATGGCACAGGCCGGGGCGAGCAGGCTCAACGCCTCATCCTCGCTCATGCAGGCCCAGCTCACCCGCTACCAGGCCAAGAACGCCATTATCAACGGCTACGCCGGGGCCATCGGAGCCGGGGCGCAGACCATCGGACAGTATGCCGCCGTAACCGCGTAGGAGATCGCCATGCCCGTAGTCCCGAGGAACACGACCAATCAAACCCGCGTAGAGCGGCTTCCAGGCGTCCGCAGCGTAAGCCCCCAGGGTGCCGAGGGTATCGGGGCGCAGGCGGCAGCCGTGGACCGTCAGGCCGATCTGGCTGGCGGCTACGCTCGTGCCATCGGAAACCGGGGCGAGTCGTTTCAGAACGTGTTCGCCAACACAGCCGCGTCCGCCATCATGGTAGACCGCGTGCAGCGCATCCGCGAGGCCAAGCAGGTCGATGAGATTGAAACGCTTTGGAACTCGCACATGTTCAACACGCTCACCGGGGGCGTGGACCCGGCCACCGGCCAGCGCATTCCCGGCACGCTCGACACGCCGTTCAACCCGAAGGGCGAGGACGGCACCAAGGGAACCAGCGCCGAAGAGGCTACCACCACCGCGCACGCCGAATGGATGCAGGACGAGAGCGGCCCCCTGCGTAAACTCGCGCCACGCGCCCAGGAGTCGTTCAAGCAGCGCGTCGCCAACCGGTTTGAGTCGTTCCGGCAGACCGCCCGCGAACGCGACGCGCAGAACATCGCCGCCCGCAGCAAGATTATCGACGAAGCTGCATCCGAGTCGAATAAGCGGTTCGTCGCCATGGCAGCCGGCGACATCACCGGGACCAAGTGGTCCGACGCCAACGCCATCGGACGCACCCAACACGCCATGCGTATGACCCGGAATATTCAGGTTGATCCCGGAAACAACGACCCCGCAAAGCTCGCCTTCAGAATCCCCGAGGGCGAGGCGCTGTTCAATCAGAAAATGCGCGAATTCGACGCCGAGTCCGCAAGCCAGCGAGTCGGCACACTTCTCCAAATGGCGGACGCCGAACCCATCGGCACGCCCGAGAACGACGCCAGGGCCAAGGCGCTGACCGACTACGCCGTCAACTTCGCGCAGGGCTGGCCCAAGGAAGGCGAGCCGATCCTTACGCCCGACGCCATCGCCAAGGCCAAAGACGCCGCGCAGAAGATCGCAGCGGAACGCACCCGTCGAATCGCCTACCAGCGCGAGGTGAACTTTTCCGAGGCAAAGACGGTCGCAGCCGCCATCGTCAAAGGCACCGAACGCGACCCGGCCAAGCTCGAAGCCGCGATCCTGAAACTTGAGCCGACGCACCGTGCCGAGTTGAAGCGGTTCACGCTAGACGCCCGCGCCGCCGAGGACAAGATTCAGTTCGAGAAGTCTTGGAACAGCTACCTGCTGGCCGGCCATGACCGCATGAAGGCAGCGAACGATGAGGTCGAGAACACTATCGCCGCCATGGTGACGACCGAAGGCCGCACCCACGCGAAGAAAATGGTTCTTGACCATCAGTCCGCGCAGGAGTCCGCAGCGAAATCCGACCGGGCTGAAGCGAAGGCCGAGCAGCGCGAACGCGAGGAAGCGGAGAAGGAAGCCGCCAGGGCCACCCGCACCGCGTCCAAGGTTGCGCTCGACAGCGGTATCACGCTCACGACGGACGGCCAGGTCATCGCCATCCCGGAATACGACCAGATCGACCAAGGCTTGTCGCTTCTCAAGTCCGGCGCGATCACGCCGGCAGACTTCCAGGAGTTCAAGGCCAATCTCGGCAAGAAGCGCGTGGAGCCGGTTGTCGCAGACCGCGTGCTGAAGCTCATCAGCTCAAAACTCGGCATCGAGAACGCCGAAACGCTGTTCGATTACAGCACGACGAAGAACGGGTTTGAACTCGCCACCGTCACGAAGAAGGGCAAGCAGCAGCCCGTCATGGACCCGACCGACGAAGCCGCCGTTCTCAAGTGGCAGGACGAAAAGGGCAAGGCCAGGAAAACACGCCTGTCCGCTCAGATCGTCGGCGACCTGCTCAATGCCGCCATGGCCTACGAAATGCAGGTAAAGCCGAAGGACACAACCGGCAGGCCGCCCATGTCCCTCGAAGAACACCTGTCGTCCATGCTCGCGCCCGAGACGAACGGAGCCGTCCGCGAACTCATGGAGCAGAACGTCCGCGACAACATCGAAGAGAACAGCGGCTTGCTTCGCGATATTCAGGCCATGCTCTCGGAACAGGAATTCCGGGCCGCCGTCCAGGGACTCGAAAAGGGGAAAGCCAATGCCAACGATTAAAGAACGCCGCGAAGGTTACAGGTCATCGGACGCGCAGCGGGTTCAGGGGGCGCTCAGCGTCCCCGACTTCGCCACCGACGACCAGAAGTTCAGCGCCGCTCGTGATCTTATGCGGACCGTCACAGGCATGGACTCCCAAGACGGCTCGATCATCAACAAGGGCAAGCCGCTCGCCGCTGACGAGTTCCTGGGCCGGATGCGGAAGGTCGTATCGGACGGGCTCGGCACGCTCGAAACCGACGCATCGCGCACATGGAACGCGCTACCCGACGACGAGGAAGCCCGATACACCCACGCAGCCGGCCAGCTCGACTGGTGGAAGCGCAACGTATCCGCCAAGGGAGCCCGCGCCGTGGACACGTTCAGCACCGTGGACGAGCGAGAATTACCAGAGGACGCCACCCCCGAGGACCGCGAGCTCGTGAAGCGCCACAAGTACGCGAGCGACTATTTCAAGGCGTCGTCGGTGTCGGAAGGTGCAGCGGTGGACCTGGCCGCCCCCGAGCCGTTTACCCCGGAGCAGGCTCAGCGGTTCACCGTGCTCAAGGACCGGATCGCCAAGCGCCGCACCATCCGCGAGTACAACGCCGCCATGCAGGCCGAGAACGTGGCACTGCAATACACCCTCATCAAAGACGAGCTGTCGGAGCCCGCCCGCGAAATCGCCAAGGCGGCGCTGCGGACCAACAAAATGCCGCAGCACATGGTCGAGCAGTTCAGCCGGCTGCCCCTCGTCGAGCAGCAGTACGTTTCATCGCTCGTCTATGGGGCTAAGCACGCCAGCACGGACGGGGTCATGTTGACCGCTGGAAAGCAGTTCATGAACACGGCCCTTGACATCCCCGTCAAGGCCAGCCGCGCCCTATTCACCGACAGCGTTAAGCGCCAATTTATGACCGACGGCGAGTTCAACCGCTTCGCACAGACCCGCGCCCTGCTCATGGAAGCCCAGGCCGACAAGCTGCCCGAGTTCGGCGGGTTCGGTAGCGCCGTTGTCGGGCTCGCCTCGACGCTGCCCTACATGGGATACGCCTCGATCCCCTACGCGGGAATCGGGCTCGTCGCCGGGTCAGCAGCCGACGACTTCGAGCGCCGCGTTGCCGCCGAGGGTGGCGACGTGACCAGCCTCGAATTCCGGGCCGCGAAGATTGCCACGGCTACCGCCTACGCCATGACCGAGCGGCTACAGGCCGACAAGGCGTTTAGACTCCCGTCCGCCATGCAGAAGCGGCAGGCGTTTCTCGGCTTCTGGCGGTCCGCCTACAAGGTCGCCCAGGTCGGCAAAGACTTTGCGGCTACGACCGGCGCGGAACTCGGCCAGGAGGGCATGCAGGCAGCCATGGAGGACGGCTTTGTCGCCTACGGGCTGGACCGAAACATCGCCCGCGAGGCTGTTCAAGGCGGGCTTCAGGAGCTCAAGGAAGCCGCAGGCACGATGTTACTAACCAGCGCTGTAGGGTCCGCAGGAAAAGCCATCAGGATCAACGCATCGAAGCGGCTCAGCGTCGAAGAAATGATATCCTCGCACCTGCACCGTATCCAGTTGCGCGAAGCCTACACCGCAGGCGACCGCAAGGGAATCACCGAGAGCCGCGCCGCCATCGGCGAGCTGTTTGAAAAGTGGTATCGGGCAGGGAGCCGCGACAATGCCGTCGCCGAGTTTAAGCGAATCGGCTTCCACCCGGACGAGGCAGGCCGCATGGCCGACACGTTCAACATCGAATATCGCACCATTATGGAGTCCGACCAGTTCACGCCCGAGCAAAAACGCGATATCATCGGCGGCGACTCGGACCCGCGCGGACTGGTCCTCAAGCTCATGCCGGACGCCCAGATCGAGGAGGGCGAGGACGGCGCGTTCTCGTTCTCCCGCGACATGAACGGCACCAGGCAGACGTACAGCGTTCAGTTCGACGGCGGGGGCAAGTTCGACGCCAGCACCCCGGAAGCAGCCGCCAGCGTCTCGCAGGCGCTCAAGGGCAGGGGCGTTGAGATCACGCCCGAAGAATGGCTTGCCACGCCCGAGGAAAACCGCAAGGCCCTCATCGACGAGCACGGACTCAGGAAGAACGGATTCTTCTCGCCAGTCGCCCCCGGCGTGACCGAAGGCTCGCTCGGCGTGCTGGCCGGCACCATCCACCTCGACCGCGCAGCGCACCCGGCGACCCTGTTCCACGAGTATTTCCACGGCTTCGCCCGGATGCTCCGCGACAACGGGGTCATGACCGACGCCGACGTGTCCAAGGCGGTCGAGGAATTCGGACCCGCCCAGGCCCCCGGCGAGCTATTCAACGAGGAAGCCGCCGCCGACGCGTTCAGGGACTTCGCCACGGCCCGTTCCAACCCGAAGCCTGGGAGCGTTCTCGGCCACATCTGGAACGCCCTGGCCGCCCTTGTGAACGGCATATCGCGCTCCAAGAACCGCAAGGCCGCCAGCGAGAAGGCCACCACGACGCGCGAAGCCATGTTCGAGCAGGTTCTCAGGGGCAATTTCACCGGAATCCCGGTCGCCACCATCCCGACCGCAGCCACGGCCACCACCCTAAAAACCCCTGCAAAAGCCTCGTTTTCTCAAAATCAACTTGCTACGGTTGCAAGTTCAACTGGAAACCGTTACCAGTTCAAGGCGGGCGATACCGTCACCGGAACGCGGGTCAACAAGGCCGGCGAGCGCACCAAGGGGCGCACCGGAACCGTGCTCGACTCCGGTCCGGACGGATACCGCGTGAAGTGGGATAATGGCACGACCAGCACGCACCCCGAGTCGTTCTTCTTCCAGGAGTCGGCCCCACCCATGCGTCCGACGCTCACAGGCGACGCGGGCGGGGTCAGCTTCGCGCCAGTGACCGCCAAGCTCGCCGCCGAGGAATCGGCCAAGGTCGCCGCCATCAAGGGCGCACAGGGCCGTTTTGAGGCCACCACGCCGGACGGCAGCATGAAGGTGGGCGGGTATTGGGCTGCCATGGACCTCGGCGACATCATCACGAGCGACCGGCCCGGATACGACGCGCGGCTCCAGGGCCGCAACCGCGAAGGCATCGCGAGCCGTATCCAGATAAACGAGATCGCCAACAACGTGCAGCCGTCCCGCCTGTTCGAGTCTCCCGAGACGGACGGCGGCGCCCCGCTTCTCACGCAGTCCATGAACGTGCTGTCGGGGAATGGCCGCGTGCTGGCCCTCCGCCAGGCGGAACGGCTCGGCAAGCTCGACGACTACGACCGATGGGTCCGCGTCATGGCGCAGGAAATGGGGCTCGACGTGGCCGACATGCGTCGCCCGGTCCTCGTTCGTATCATCGACTCGACGACCGACCAGGCCGAGCTGACCCGCATCAGCGAGCTCAGCAACCGCCCCCGCATCCTCGCCAGGAGCCCCGCCGAGACAGCCGAGGCCGACGCTGCTGCGATCATCGAAGGCGGCTTGCTGGCCCTCTACGCACCCGACGCGAACGGCAACATATTCGCCGCCAGCAACCGCGAGTTCCTGGGCGCATTCATCCGCGCCGTGAACGACGACGCCATGATCGACAGCACCGGCAAGCCGACCGACGAGGCAGGCGACCGGGTGCGCCGCGCCATGCTCGCCATCATCGCCGGACGCGGCCCGGACTCCCGCAACGTCGTTCGCGCCCTCGTGGAGAACTCCCGCGCGGTCGGCATGGGTCGCATCGTTGACGGCGTGGCGAAGGCAGCCGGCGAGCTCGTGAACCTCGCCGACGTGAAGCCCGAGTTCTCGATCCTCGACGAGCTCGCCTTCGCCCTGCGCGAGTTCATGCAGTTCAAACTGGACGGCGCCGTGAACGTCGAACAGTGGATCGGGCAGGCCGACATGCTCCGCCCGCCGCGCCCCGCGATCATCGACAAGATCATCCGCGAAATGGGGAACCGATCGGGGTCCGGCATCTATGCCATGCTCAAGGACTACACCGACCGCGCCCGCGCACTCGACACCAAGACGGGCGACATGTTCGGAGCCGCGCCGACCAGCAAGGAGGCCGTGCTCGATCTGGCGATCAAGGCGACGGCGGAAACGGGCGAGCGGTTGAGCGTGAGCGCGGAGAACGTGCGGATCACGGAGCCGGATGCAGTCGGAAGCTCGCACGGTCAATATGACTCCATCATCTACGCGAAGGACGGCTCCGATGTTGTCGGATACATCGACCTTTCCGAGTACGACGGGACCATGCAAGCGCGAATGATCGAGGTTGAAGAAGAGTACCGCCGCAAGGGAATCGGGACGAAACTGACTCAGGCCGCAGTCGATTACGCCAAGGCCAGAGGCGTCAAGTTCAAGCTGTCGAACACCACCGAGGACGGCACCGCGCTTCGCCGCTCACTCAAACGCGCCGGGATTATCCGCTACTCCGTCACCGCCACCCAGGACCGCGCCTATATGGCCGCAGCCGAGGCAGGCGACACCGCGACGGCTCAGCGCATGATGGACGAGGCCGCGAAGGCGGCGGGGTATAAAACCGCAGGCTTTCACCAGACTTCAAAGACCGCCATGGAGGCAATTTTCCGCGAAGGGTTCAGGCTCGACAAGGGCCGCGCCCGCCTCAGCGACGAGCAAGTTCCGGACGGATTCTTTTTCAAGCCGTTCGACAACGATATCGGAGTCGGGGCAGGCGACAAAAAGGACCAGGCCCAGATTCCGGTTTACCTGAAAATGGATAAAACGCTCGGGCTCATTGACCGGCAGGCGTTCATGAACATCCTCATGTTCCTGCCTGAATACAACAGGCTGGAAGGGGAACGCCGAAGTATTGACGCCAAAGAATTAGCCATCAATGACGCGATGGACAAGAAGCTGGTGGAGATCGCTAAGTCAAACGACAAAGAGGCTTATGGGAAATTGCTCGATGAAATGAGCGATCAGGTAGACGCGTGGGGCGCAAAGATGAAGGACGCCTCCACGGCTATGCGACGTGTAATAACTGAATGGATGAAGGCCAAAGGATACGACAGCCTTGAAATTCTCCGCGACACCGGCAGCTTTGGCCGCACGGTTTCCACCATGGTCGTCCTCGACCCCACCCAAATCAAATCCGCCGACCCGATCACCCGCGACGACTCGGGCCGCATCATCCCCCTGAGCAAGCGGTTTAACGCCGAGTCGGCGGATATCAGGTATTCCGTGAGTGCGTCAGAAGCCAAAGAATGGAACCGCTCGCTCAATCTGTACGCATCCGGGGAACTCGACACGTCCAAGCCTATAACGGTGCTCGACGGAACGCCCGTCATCCTTCAACGGTGCGGAGCGGACAACCTGCCTATCACTATCACCAAAACGGCCCTTGACCACAGCATGAGCGGAAAAACCGGCGACGATCACGCCGTACCGCTCCGCGAAATGCGAAAGCTGCAGCAGGTGTTGGATGACCCTATCGCCGTGTTCAAATCAAAGAGCGAGCCGGACGCACTGGTCATCTATACGGAAATCCTTGAGGGTGGACGCAATACAGTTGTCGCTCTACATCTCGACACGCGAAGCGGACGCCACACTGTCAACGCCGTCAGGAGTATTTACGGGAAACCGCTTGGCGCTGTTGCAGAGTGGATGAAAGACGGGCTTGCGCTATACGTTCACCAGAAAAAAATAAGCGCCCTGTTCCAGTCCATAGGGGTCCAATTCCCCAAGGAGGGTCCAGGGCGCAAAGGGTATCTCACGGAACAGGAATTCAATATACCCCCGTCATCCGGCGATGTCAATACCCCACCCGCCCCCCGCAACGCCATGGAGGCCACACGCGGGCGCTACTCGCACGAGTCCAACCTAATCGCCAGCGCCGCCGCACGGCTCATCGCCGGGAAGGACGCGCCGCCCGAGCAATACGACCGGCTCGCCAAGGCGCTCGGCGTTCAGGCGACCGGCGCGGAGATCGTCACCCGCGCCAAGGCGTTCACCGAAGGCGAGGTTGCCGCCGCCGCCAAGAAGGCGCTCGCGTCAAAGGACCCCACGGCGGCCATCACCGGCATATCCAAGGCCGTCGAACTTGAGAAGTTCCGCCGCACGGCGACAGCCGGCGTGAAGAAGGGCGCGGCGCTTGAGCGGCGGCTCTCGGAACTCGGCAAGAAGGCCGAGGACGCGGGGCTCAAGGCCATGCTTGAACAGGTTCGCGGCGAGAACCTGCAACGGCTCGAAGTGGACACCGGGGCAGACCTGACCGGGACCATGCTCGAAGTGCTGCCCGAAGTGTTCGCCGAGACGCCCCCGAGCACCGGCGACACCGGGGCAGAACCGGAACTCATCAACCCCCTCGAATTCGAGCGCGTCGTCACGCAGGAGGAACTCGACGCCCGCGACGAGCGGCTCCGCAACGCCGTGGACATGGTGAAGGCGTGGAGCGCCTCCGAACGCGCCGCCCGCGAGAAGCGCATCGCCGAACGCGCCGCGAAGGCCGCAGCGGGTGGCCAGGCCGACGAGGACGCCGACGCCGAGCAGCTCGACGACACCGGCGTCATGGTCATCCCCAAGGCGCTGCTTGAAACGGCTCGCGTCAACCTGACCAGCGCCCGCGAGTTCGCGCACTTCATCCGGCTCTGGATCGGGCAGCACGCGATTGACCGCTCGGCTGGCCGCATCACGGCTCAAACCGTCTGGAAAGACCCGGAGAGCGTCGAGCTCTACCGCAAGACCGTGGTTCAGCAGCTCACCGATATGGCGGACCGGCTCGTGGACCCCATCGACCGCGCCCTCCCGACCATCAAGACCATCATCGGCGACATCGTGGCCGGCATGAGCCCCACGCAGATCGAGGGCATGAGCGCCTCGGCCCTGCGCCTCATCCAGAAGAACGCCATCCGGCAGAGCCAGGGCAAGCTGACCCGCGAACTCGCCACCAACATCGTGAAACTCACGAAGGACGGCAAGGCGTTTGACACGATGAAGGAGGACATAAAGCGGAAGGTGACGGCGGAGGTCGAACGAGTCGCCCGAAAGCTCGCCAAGATCGTCTTTTACACCGACCGCAAGACCGCTGCCGAGATCGAGCGCCTCGACGCCGAGATCGAAGCCCGCGAACAGGCGTATGCCAACGTGACAGAACCGGTCGAATCCGACGCGCAATATCACGCCCTGTTCCTTGAGCGCCAGATGGTTGAACGATACGGCGGCCTGCGCTACCGTATGCCCGCCGACATCCTCAAGGCCAAGGCCGAGATCGAGGATTGGCTCACAGGCGAGAAACAGAAGCTCGTGGACCGAAACGTCCAGCGCGAGCAGGAAGCCGACCGCCTCTCCAAGGCCCTCACGGCAGGCACCGAACGCGACCCGGAACGCCACGGCAGGCCCGAGCGCGAGACGTTCGCCCAGGGCATGAAGGACGAGCTTATCGCCACTGTCCGCCAGCGGTTGCAGAACCTCGTGAAGTTCTCGACCGGCACCACGCGCACCGAGGCAAACGAGGCCGTCGAGTTCATCGCGCTCACCATGGGGCGTGGCTCGGAACTCTACGCGGCCACCATGGACCGCTACCGCAAAGAATCGGACGCCATCCTTGACGACGTGTCCCAGGGCGATCTGTCCGCCTACGTGAAGCACCTCGAAGAGCCGCTCCCGGCAGACGTGGCCCGCGCCGTGGCATCGAAGGAGCAGGGACTCGCCGAGCGCATGACCTACGGGCAGGCAATCCAGCTTTACGCCTCGATCACCCAGGGCAGCTACACCGAGAGCGTCCTCACCAACGGACGGCAGGAGCACGCCCGTATCCTCGCGGGAGCACTCAGCGCGGCAGACTTGCGGCTCGTGGAGAAGCTCCGCAAGCTCTACGCGGCCCGCCGCCTTGAGCTCAGCGAGGTAGTTCAGGAGGTTACAGGCACCCCCGTATGGTCGCCCGACCCGCTCTATATGCCCGTCAAGATGTTCCTTGGCGCAAAGGGCGGGTTCGCCACGGAGGCCCGCGCCTGGTCCCCGCTGGCCAAGGCGCTCACGCCGCGCGTGAAGAACCGCCGCGACTTCGACGAGACGTTCGACATCATGTCTATGCTCGCCATGTCGAACGAGCACAGCGCCCGCGCCATCGCGTTCGGAACGCGCGGCATCCGGCTCCGGGGTGTCCTGGGCCGCCGCGCCGTGCAGAACGCCATTATCCGCTACCATGGCCGCGAGCAGCTTTCCCGCCTGCTGGAACAGGTCAACGACCACCTCATCGGGACCGAGCCGCAGCGTGACGCGGGGTCTAAGATGATCAAGATGGCGATGCAGTTGACCACCTTCACGGCCCTGTCGGGCAACCTGCTAAGCGCCATGAAACAGCTTGGCTCTATCCCGGCCTGGGGGCTCGTGCTCAAAGGCGGACTCGGCGAGGTAGCGGGTCATGTCCGCAACTTCGACCGGGCGACCGCCGCAGAGCTGGCCGACAGCGACGGCTTCCGCGCCCGGTACGGCGGCGGCATGATGCGCGAAATATCGGAGATCATCGCAGACGGTCGCGGAAACGTGCTCAAACGCGTCTACATGGCCGGTATGCAGCCCTTACAGGGTGCCGACATGGTGGCGTCACTGCTGGTCGGAACCGGGCTCTATAAGACCAGGCGCGACGCCTTGGTCAGACAGGGCATGGACCTCATGGATGCGTCCGCGCAGGCCAAGACCGAGACATTCAACCTCATCGAGGAATGCCAGCAGTCTAGCCGCCCCGAGAACATGCCCCGCGCCATGCGCCGCGACGGCATCGCCTGGCGGTTGCTGATGCAGTTCGCCAGCTCGCCCATGCTCCAACTCAGCCACGAAATGCAGGCCGCCCGCGACTGGCGGGCCACGGTGGACCCGGACGGCACCATGAACCTCGCCCAGGTCATCGCCAAGAGCGCCAGCAACGCCGCGCAGGGGATCGACGACGGACGCGCAAAGCTCGTGCGGTCAATCCTCATCAACCACGCGCTTACACCGGTCATCATGCAGAGCATGAGCAGCCTTTTCAACGCCATCCTTGGCGACGACGAGGAACCGGAGGAATTCGCCGCCGAGCTGGCCGTCCAGATGTTCGCAGGTCCGCTCAGCCGGGTGGTATTCTTCGGGGCCGCGCTCGAAACGATGGCCCGCAGGGTCATCGGAGCGCCCTACAGGGTGCCGCGCACCGTGCCGGCAGAGTCGGCGCTCAGGCTCATCGACAGGGGCTTCGTGACCGCCACGGACATCCTCACGCTCGACTTCGAGAAGGCGCAGGAGGACCTCGTTAAGATGGTCGAATCGACCGGCGCACCGCAACGGCAGATCATCAAGGCCGTGCGGAATTATAGCGAGTAAAAAGCCAACTCGTTCATCGGGTCACGTCGCATAATATAGGCCACCAAAACAGGCTTATTCGTTGGGCTTTTTCTCAAATCTGGCGAAAAATAGCCTCGCTGTAACCACATGGAAAAGTAAAAATGTCTTGACGCATACCCCCGAAATCCCCTTAACTATCCCCGTTATTGAGCTTGTCCGCCTCAAGACCATCCGGCGTATTCCAGCAGCGCCAACACAGGTGCAGTCCCTCGCCCTTGCACGTCCGACAAAGCCACTCGCCGCAGTCAAGACACTGCGCGACCGTGCCGCAGGAACCGCACCGCTGACAGGTGCGCGGGCTCAAAACGGCTTCCACGCATTGTTCGTCTTGGCGACCTCGCGCACGCTGTCCGGCTTCGGGGCGACAGGGAAGCGGGCATTTGCCAACACGGTAGGATGCGCGATGTTCGCGAGGCAATCGAGCATATCGTCATGCCGGCAGACGGGATAGGTAGCGAATTCGTAATGCTGAAAATCGTGCGTCCAGTCGTAGGTTTCGCCAAGCACCGACTGTTTCAGAATCCGGTTCGGCATCCATATCCGGGCCGACTCAAACAGCGGGACCAGCCACCCTATGCGGTCCTCCTTCGGAACCGACTGCGCCAGCTCAATTATCGGGAAATGCCAACCCACGTCGTTCTGCTTCTCTTTGACGTGCTCCACATCGGACGCCAGGCCGACCTGCTCCCAGAAGGTCATGTTCGGAGCCCACGCCTCTACCAGGTCGAACAGGCACCGCGTCCGCTCGGCCAGGTTAATGCGGTCGCGCACCGCGTCCAGGACGTAATAGTTCTTGTCCCGACCCATGCCGTAGACGATGAAAGACGAATAGTCGTTTGTCTTTTTCTTCTTGTTCGCCGAATCGACGAGGATATAGACATTCTGCTTTGAGCGTTCCGGCATGCGCTCAAGGGTATGCAGCCACCCGTCGCGGAACGTCCTGGTCCCCGCCGAAATGGGATTCTGTAGCATCTGCGCCGAAAACGTCCGTTCGCCCATCATACGCCGCTTCTCGCCGAGCTCAGCCTCGGGCATCAGGACCGACTTGCCGTCAGCCCCGTAGCAGGTCCGGCGACGCTCCTTGAGCGCCTTCCGCTCGATCATCACGGAATAGGTGTCGTCCGGGTGGTAGCGCGTCCCGCAGTACCATTCCCGCCCGCCCTCAGACGTGCCGAGCGCAAGGGACAGCTCCCACGCCTTCGTCGTTTTCTCGATCACCTCGGGCGACGTGACGGAATCCTGGGTCACGATGTCGTCGTAAATCCGCAGCGCGTAGTGAGCTCCCACCGGCTGCCCATCGACCAGGCCGCCAGCCTGGACGGTCGGCTCCTTCGGGTTCGCCGTCCGCTTCACCACAAGGCCCGACTGCTTCGACCAATTCCGCTGCGGCGGCTTGTCCCACAGGATATCCGGAAACAGCGCCACCAGCGCCGCCCGCTCAAGCTCCACCCGGATCTGATCGACGAACTTCTCCGCCAGGGGCCGGACGTTCGACAGAATGCCTATCGTGATGTTCGGGTCGCGCAGTATCTCCTGCACCGATCCAGCCAACGTGATCACCGTGGACTTGTAATGAAACCGGCTCCACAGGTCCAGGAACCCGACCGGCTCCCGCTCGACCTCCCGGCACCGTTCATAAATCCACGGATGCAGCGCGTCGGCCCGCCCCATTACGCAGGTCAACAGGAAGAACCGGTCATGCCGGCACATCCAACGCAGCTCATCCACGTCCGAACGGTCCAGAACAGCGCGATATTCCGCCTTCGCCTCGCCGAATGTCATGGCCTGTAGGGTCGCCTCGTCCATGGCCTACTCGCCCAGCTTCTTGAGGACCGGCGCGTCCGGCGCGAACTTCACCGTCGATTCACTCTTTTCAGGCTCATTGTATCCAAGCATCTTTGCCAGCAGCTCGGCGCACTCCCGCTTGCCTGGCATCTTGATCTTGCCGGCCTCGGCGTCATGCTCCTGCGCCAGATCGCTGTCCGGATCGACGTTCGCAATCGGCGTCCGCACCACCCGCGTCAGGAACTCGGCCAGTTCCGTGCGCGTGGCGATGGTCGCCTTGACGGGTATCTCTTGAAGCTCATCGACCCGAGCCGCAACAGCCGGCTTCTTGGAAAGCTCATAGGCCCGCTGATTGACCGCGCTCGACTTCCACTTTTTCGAGCGAGGAAACACGTCGCGGTAACAGTCGCCCTTTGTCTTTTTGCCGCCCGCCAGAAGAACGGCGAACCGCTCATGCCTGTTATCTTTCAGCTTCATATGCACACTCCGTTTTTCACCATATACCACATCACGGCCCGAAAATAAAGCCTACTCCTTGGCGCACTCCACGCACATCGCCTGATCATTCCGCACGACAGACGCCGGGCTTCCGCGCGCGCATGACACCGGCGCGTAGTTTGAAAAGTGAATCCGGTAGTAATCGCCGGTCCACCCCTCATAAGGACACGGCCCCACGTCAATCTTGAGCACGCGCCGAACGATCCTGTGCTTGGCGCTGTACCCCCGCTGAAACGTGACGGTCTTGTATTCGCGCCCTTCAAGGCGTCCTTTCCAGTGAGGGCATATCTGGCGATACTCCACCAGCTTTTCGCCGCTTTCCACCTTGTCGAACCACAGGCCCGAAAGGATCAGAAACAGATTGTCGGTTTTCTCGTTCATCACTCCCCCCTCCTGTTCCACGCCTCGGCTGTCGGCCTCTCGTTGTCCAGCGCGTAAAGCTGCAAGAACTCATCTACCACGCCGATGTCGCCACCGTAAAACCGCTTGGACAATTCCCATAGATGGCGATGCAGTTCAACCAATGCCCACTTGTTGCCCTCGCTTAACTCCTTGATGCGGGTCAGCAGTCCGCTTGCCGACATCCGCATCCCGTTATGCTTGGGGCCAATAATCTCGCTGCGCCGCACCTCCACGCTTTCGCCCGCCCTGAGGCGCTTGATGGTGGCAAGCTCGGCGGTGCTTAACTCCACGCTCTCCCCGCTCTCCGTCCGCTTCAGGAGGGCAACGGCTTTCTGGATGCGGTCGTAAACGTGATCATCCATCCATATCTCAGAAAACGGGCAAGAGTTTTCGCGCCCGTCATTCAGGAATTCGGCGCATTGAGTCGATCCCTCATCGCGCTCCACAAGCCCCCCGCACAGCTCGCATGTCTCGCTCACTTCCCCCCGCCTTTCTCTCGCTTCACCAGATTTTCCAACGCATTCGCCAGCATGTCCCTCATCCATCGGGCCTCGGCTCGCGTTCCAACCGGCGCAATCGTAAACGTCTGACACCCGACTGTCAGAAGCGCAACATAGCCGCCGTCCCACTTGCGGATGCGGGTGTATCGCTTGCGGAGGTTGCCGATCATCAAGAGCCGCCTTTCTTTCCTGACTTCGGACGTATGTATTCAACGCCGCAGATATCGCCCATTCTCCATCCGGCAAACTCGGTAGGACAATACTCTCGCTTGTTGTAATCCCAAAACAGCCAGTTATACCGTATGGTCCTCCACGGAAAACGCCACACTCGCGCGTAGCCATTAGGAATAATTTCGCGTCCGTCACTCATCCCCGATCCTCCTTCTTCGCCTTTTCCGTCACACACGCCGGATTGCCTACACGCCGATATCCCCGGCACATTGCCGTGCCACGATCCAGACTGCAACCAGGCTTGCCCGTTATCGGGCAGGGGTGCGCGTCTGCCGCCTGGTCCGCTTCCGTTCCGCGATCAGACTCCCATCCGTCCCCGCCGCTCATGCACTTGATGCAGTTCGGGTTTGTCGGTCCGTCCGACTCGTCATGCTTGCAGTTCCCGCACGTCTCTTTCATGCGCCATCCTTCTGCGTCCACCGAGCGCACGCCATGTCGTTTGGCAATTTCCATGTTTTAGTTGTGTCGCACAACATATGCGGCGGGCATGGAGTTGGAGGGGTCAGCGAGGCACACGTTCCGCACGCCCTTTCCGGCGCGGCAGATGGCTCCTTGGCGGGCGCGAGCAGGGGGCGCAACTTGTTAATCGCCTCTTCAACGGTTTTCTTGTACATTATGTGTGTCATGTGCTCCGTAAGAAGCGCAACCGCTTCGGCAACCTTGGCGCGGAGGGCGGCGAGGGCGGATTCTGCCTTTGGCAAATGAATCCGCTTTAGATCACGCACGATGTTCGGTAGGTTTGACATCGAGGGGCTTTGAGCGGTGTCTGGACAGTCCATAATCCGCTCGCAATCCGTTACGACCCTGCGCCATCCATCCATCTCCCCCTTGACCTTCTCCATCTCGGCATCCCGCTCATTGAGTGCCGCAGCATTAGCGTTCGCCCGTGTCGTTTCAGAGCACAAGGCTTCGCCGACCCTCTCCAACTCGGCCCGCGCCACGGCAAGCTCAAGCTCCTGAGTACGAGCAAAGTCAACGGTAACGAAAAGCCCCGTTCCGTCAGGGCAATAATCTGTTGAGTAGCATTGCCCGTCTATCGGCGTGATTCTGAACGACTGCCTATCCGTTCTTGGCGTTTTGCTCATTCTCCACCCGCTTTCGTGGCGACATCGTTCAAGTCCTGAATCTCGCGCCGTGCGCATTCAAGAAAGCGCTCTGCCTTTGCGTAGTTGCCCTTGTCGCTGCACTTCTTAGCCTCCCTCAAAAAGGCTATTACAACGTGCTCCCAATTTGTCAGGTCTAGCTCGCTCATCTTTCCTCCCTTACTTTTCTTCCACTCCCATCCCTCTCCCCGTCCCGCATCTCCTGTCGCACCTGATCCGCCCAGTGCTCAAGGGCGCAAGACTCTGCCAGTTCCTTGTCGTCCTTGTCCTGTTCGGAGTTATCGTTCATATCGCCGCCTCGTAAATCTCGATCTCCCACCGCCGCCCCTTGCGCCCGCTCGTCCTGAGCCGCGCCCATATCCACGTCCAATCCGGGTAGAGGTGCTTCGCCTCGTCGAACCGACGCCGGCTGTCTCGGCTATGGATGTGCTCGCCCTTCGCCTCCACCGCCACCTTGGCCGCCTTGTCAACACCATCCGGGGTGTAGGTGGCCCCGCCGCAGATGTCGAAAGTCCGCCCCTCGAACTCGAACGTGCCGGGGAACAGTTTCAGACATGCCGCCTCCGTCTTGTTCGGCCCGAGCGCCCCCCTGGCCGCCCGCGTAGGGCGTTTTGAGGGGGCCGGAGGCGTCACGACAGGCCCCCCGGCCTCAGAACGCCGCCTGTAGGCGTCCAGGTCCGCCTGAGTCCATCCGGTGAAGGCGCTCACAGCTTCGCCCTCCCGGCAGCCAGCCGAACGGCGTACTCGAAGTTACTGGCGGCGTTCATCTTCGCCAGTTCCTCGCGCTGGTCATCCGTCATGTCTGGAAAGCGCTGCATCGCCTCACGTGCCTGTCCGAGCAGCTCGCTGTATAGCTCTCTAAGAGCATTCTCTGTTATATCGTAAGTACTCATTACTATGACTCCCTCTCTCTCTTCTAATCTCTTCTTCTCTTATCTGGTGACGGTCTTGTGACGGTGGCACCGTCACGCCTATCTTTCGACGCCCTCGACGCGGCCATGTTACGGGCGTGCAAGGCCCTTTCCTTCGCGCTCCTTCCGTTGTGAAGCGTCCAACTCACGACCATCGCCCCGTCCGCCGAAAACTCGATCCATCGCACGGTTTCAAGCGATTGACCGATCCCCGGCAGCCCCGCTTCCTCGTCGCATCCCTTTTTCGTGAGGAACGGCACCCACCCGTCCGCCGTTGTCCGGTCCAGGTACACCCACAACCGGAACCACCGAGCGAACGCCACCTCGTTCGACACGCCGCAGTCCGCCGCGATCTTCTTTATCTCGGGCTTCGACGGCGTGTTTTCCTCGACTTTCAGCCAGGCCATTTAGCCCATCCTCCACGTTGCGTTTTTAGCCAGCATGTCAAATTGTTGCCGCGTCGCACCCGCCGCAAACCACGCGCGGATGTCCTTCGCAGGCGGCACGACGACCCGCGCCATCCGCCGCACCTCGGCTATCAGCTTGGCGGTCCCCTCAAGGCCCGGATACCAGATCGAGCCGTCCGGGCGCTGGTGCGGCGTGTCATGATCCGCCACGATGGTCAGCGACTTGACCCGGAGCCGCAGGCACAGCGCCTTGAGTTCCGCCACGGCCCCCAGGCACGACGGGCGGCCCACGGCGGGCAGGTCGAGCGACAGCGCGGCTGCGGTGTCGGTCGGCCCCTCGCAGATCACGAGGTCCGGGCCGGCCAGCTCCGGCGCGTAGAACAGCCCGTCCTTTCCCCCGGTGACCGCCCACTTTTTGCCCTCGGCGTTGCGCAGCCGAATCCCCGTCACCACGCCGTCCCCGTCCCGCATCGGGAACGCCAGCGCCTCGTGCGCCGCGTCCCAGGCGGGTTGTAGCGCCTCAAGGGCGTACTCCCACACGTTGAGCCGTTCAGCCCACGCGGCCACGTCCTCGGGCTTCCAGAGCCGCCGCAGCGCCGCGTGGTACTTGCTCATGTCCAGCAGCGAGGGACGAGGCGGCGGCGGGCGCAGGGCGGGCCGGAAGGGCGCGGGCGGAGCATCCTTGAGGCGGTGCAGCCATCCGCCGTTCGCCGTGGGGCGGTCAGACTTGACGCGCATGCAGACAGCCCACACGCCGTCCGCCGAATAGCCGCACCAATCGGGATGTTGACAGAGGACGCACTTGTGCTTTGCCGATACTCGCTTGAGGGTGTCGGTCATGCGCCCTCCCTTATAGGCGGCCATATGTCGCACACCCCGAGAATGACGCGCGTGCCGTCTTTATACCACGGCGTTCCGTGAACAACGCCCATCGCAATCTCAGCCAACCAGCGGCCATCAGGAGTCTGTTCAATCAAAATGCATCGCTCCGTGTATGCGTATATAGTGCCGCCGGCGGCAAGATCAACGATGCACGAGTCTATGCTGCACGGCTTTCCGGCTTCAGGACCAGACCAACCCCAACACGTCCGCCATGATCGACGCTGAAAATCTTCCCGAGAATTTCCGCGAAAACGTCTTTGCGCCGCGTCAATGTCGGCAAGAAAATCAAGCTGCTCGTTCACGCCGCACCCCGCCTGTTTCCGAACACCCGGTCAAGAGCCCGCGCCGCCTCATCACGCCGCATGGGGGCGGTGAAGCCGTGGCGTTTCAAGTGCTGCGCCTGTTTGAACGACGCGAGCCCGTTGCCCCATCTGCGAAAGGTCTCGTTCAAGAGCTGCTTCGCCTGGCCGTATGGCAGGGCGGACGGGTCGATCCCCTGCTTCATCAGGATAGCAGCCTGCTTCTCGGACAGGTGCTTACCCTTGTCCCATCCGCGCTCCATGGCGGGCGAAATATCGAACACGTCGAATGGGTTGACGGTGGACATGGAGTATTTCGCCTTGGCCGTGAGCGCCGCACGCTTGAACGCCTCCATTTTCTTTTTCGCCTCGATGGCCTTTTGGGCGGCCTTCAAAGCATCGCTCACGTTGACCGGTTTCGATGACTCCTGGGCCCTGCGGGTCACTTCCGCGATCACCTCGTCGGAATAGTTGCCGCCGAGAATGTCCGCAGGCGTGATCAGTTTGTGACGGCCCGCGTTACCCACAAAGTCAATGATCTCGCATGACGGCTTGATGCTGCCCGCGATCATGGCACGCCGCGCCTCGGCGTCAGGAACATCGTTCAGGAGGTGAGCCACCGACTCAGCGGGACGGGTGCCACGCCCGAGCATTTGAGCGTAAAGCGCCCGCGACTTTGTGGGCCGCCCCATGAACACGATTTCAACGCCGGCATCGTCAAAGCCCTCTGTCAGGACGCCGACATTCCAGAGAAACTGAATCGCGCCGGATGCGAAGTCAGACAGGATTTTCCGGCGTGCGTCCTTATCGGTTTTGCCGCACACCCAGGCGGAACAACCGGGCCGATACGCGGGCCGGTTCATAATCTCGGAGCCGCGTTCGGCTTCAACGACGCTCGCGCAAAACACGATGCCCCTCCGCTTACCCGCAATGTCAATCATGACATCCGCCATGCCCATGAGGACTTTATCGTCCTCCATGACTTCGGCCAGGTCCGCACCGTTGAAGTCGCCGGCAACCGTGCCGCAGTTGGAAAGGTCGATCCCTTCAATGTGGACGGGGTGCTGTTCAACCGGAACAAGCCAACCGTCATCAATCGCGTTTAATGTTTCGTAATCAAACGCCACATCGCCGAACACCTGGCCAAGCGCCTCCTCGTCCTGCCTGTCAGGCGTCGCCGTGACCCCCAATATCTTCAGGTCCGGATTGCCGTCAACGTACCACTTTATGCAGCGCCGGTAAGACGCGGATACGGCGTGATGCCCCTCGTCGATAACCAAGACCCCAAAGTCCATGGGGTTGAATTTGGTCATGCGCCCGCCGCCATCACCGCCCGCCGTCTGCGTCTGGATCGTGGACACGACTACCGGAGGCAGGCCCATGAGGGAATGCGTGTCGGCCCTGTATTCCGCCATTTCGACTTGAGCATCCAGCCCGGTAACGCGCTGGATTTTGTCCTGGGCCTGATAGATGAGTTCCGATCTATGCGCCAGAACGAGCGCCCGCGCAGGCTGCATCCGCCGAATGACTTCCGCAAACACGATGGTTTTACCTAACCGCACCCCGTCGGCAAAACCAACAGGGTGCTATTTTTCTCCTTCCATTGTTCGAGGACTGATTCGACGGCCTTGATTTGGTACGGGCGCAGGTTCATCCCTTGAGTTCCCCCGGCACCACGTTGTCGAAACGAAACTTGCTCATCATGCCGAGCTTCTTGCACATGGCGCACCCGATCCCCTGGCATGACGGGCAGAGGCACCATGGTTCGGCACTGGTCAGCTCTTTGAACGCCATGTCCAAGTGCGACAGCACCGATGAGAAGTTGATTTCACCGAACAGCGGATCGTTGCCCTCTTGAGCAGCCCGCAGGTCGCACCGGACCTTGCTGACCTGCTTGGCGAGTGCCGACACTTCGCCGCGCCGGTTCCAGACTTCGACCAGTCCGGGCGGCACCTGCTTCCCGCGCTCGTCGTTCGGCAGGACAGGCGGCGCGGCCTTGCGGGACGGCGCAGGGGGCGCGACGGGCGGACGGACGGGCGGCGTGGGGCGGGAAGGGGGCGCGTCGCACATGTCGCCGGACCCGTCCTCGGGGTCGGGATCGGCAGGCGGCGGAGCCGGTCGGCGGGGCGGCGGAGGGGGCAGCGTGCGGGTTCTGTTGTCAGCTCCCGTCGTTGTTGTTCGATTGGCCCAACTGGCGATTTTCGCCAGTTGACCAGACGCGGTTTCGTGGTTGCACCCAACCAAATCAGCAATCACGCGAGCCGAAACGTCATCCGGCAGCCCGAGCTTTTTCCGCTGCTCGTAGGCCGTCGAAATAGCCGTCTGCACATCGGCACGGGTCCGCCTCATGCCGTGCGTCACGTTGGCCCCCAGGGCGGCGCGTAGGGCGTCCACGAACTCGCCGTCCGTCACGTCACAGCACACCTTGGTCTTGCCGTTCTGACGGTACGCGGCGAGCCGGTGGAAGCCGTCCGCCAGCCAGTACTTGCCGGCTTTGTCGCGGAACACCTCAAGGGGCGGAAACACGGCCTTGCGCTCGCGTTCGGCCTCGGCATATTCGCGCACGGCGTCCATGTCCAGAGCCGCCCGCATTTGCAGGCCGGTTGTCTGGATCAGTTTGATGTCGATGAATGTTTTTTTCGGCATGGGTTATGCAACCTTAAATTCGTGTTTTTCGTTCAGGCGATATTTCACACCAGCCTTAACATCGTTTTCGCCAACATAGGCGACTGCCATCCGGTAGCGGTTGTTTTCGTAGTCATAATATTTGATGCACAGCAAACCGCTTTTGCCCGCCGTGGCCGTGCCCTCATCGCCCGCCGTGGCCGTGCCCTCATCGCCCGCCGTGGCCGTGCCCTTGAAGCCCGCCGTGGCCGTGCCCTTGAAGCCCGCCGTGGCCGTGCCCTCATCGCCCGCCGTGGCCGTGCCCTTGAAGCC